ATAATCGTCTGCATCGTAGGTGAACGCCAGCCCATACCGGCCCGCTATGGTCTCTCCAATTCTCTTGATGCTGGTGTTTTTCCAAATGGTTTCCCGCTCCAGCTCCGAAAAGTCGCTGTCGCTCGGCTTGCTCACGCCGCCGATCTGCAAGGTGGTTGGTGCATCAGAAAAGCTCACATCATCCAACACGAATAACCCGCACTCAATGATGCGCCTGTCTCCCTGCGCCTCCCAGTTGTACCCCCGGATGCGCGGGCGCAGCGTCGCGCCCTTTTCCGGTAGCCAGCCCCGCAGCCACTTTCCATCCTGTGCGTCCAGCGTGATGTCAATGCTGTCGCTGTTGTCTGCCGCGCTGTCGATATAGGTCAGGCTTTCGATTTCTCCGCCTACCTGCCCGGCAAACGGGGCATTGTTGTAGCGCACATCCAGCGCCAGGCTTCTTGCTCTAATCATAGTTCGCCTCATATTTCCACGGCGGCAGCAGTCCATTCCGTTCCTCCTCCAGCGCCGGGGTAGACAGTTCCACCCCGGCTTGGAAGATAAAAGTCTCAATGTGCGCTGCATTCGCCGCCATCAGAACATCGGCATGGTATTCGCTCCCATAGACTTCCTTGGCGATCATGTCCCATGTATCGCCGCTCTTAGTGATGTATGCCATACCGTCCTCCCGTTAATAGGCCGTCCGCGCATTCCGGCGCTGCATCTGGAGATACCACGCCTCAAATCTGGCCTGCGCCTCCGCCAGCGCCTCGTCGATTACGCTGCGGTCTGCGTTCCCTTGAATGGTGATCTGCGGCGCAAAGGTTATGCCTCCGCCGCCGAAGCCGCCCTCCGCCGGGATGTCCGCCAGTTCCACCGGCCTGACGCCCAGCAGCTCACCGGCCTTGGCCCATGTTGCAAGGTTCTCCCGCCGCACAGCTCTCTGGAAGCTGATAACCGCCTCTGTGCCAGCCTCGCCCGCGATGCTCGCGCCGTTGGTAAATCCGCCCCGTGCCAGCATCGGAATTTCCGGGATATTCAGTCCGAATGTTTTTCCGCCCAACCCCGGCACCCAGTCCGGGATGGTGATATTCAGCCCATTGATGCCTGCGATTGCCTTGTTGATAAGCGTTATAACGGCGTTGATCGGGGCTTTGAACAGAGCGCCCAGGGTGTCGAAAATACCTGTGAAAATCGACCGCACACCCTCCCACGCCTGCCGCCAGTTGCCTGAGAACACGCCGGTGATGAATGTGATAACGCCTTCAAAGATGGTCTTTACCCCCGTGATGGCGTTGCTGATACCCTCGGAGAATACTGCGATGGCCGCCAGAACAGACGGCACGACCACCTGCCCGATATTCAGCAGGATGGTTGCAAGGGTGCGAATGACCGGCATAACAAATTGAATGGCCTGGCCGATGATCTGCGCCACCGTCATAACCGCCGAACCAATCCCGCTGATGATACTGGAGATATACGGGGCCGCCGTCTGGATGGTTTGCAGAATGACCGGCACCACCGTCTGCGTGATAAAGTTGAATATCCCCTCAATGATTGGCTTTACCGTTGTGTTGGCAAAGGTCACGACCTGGCCCACAACGCCCATCACCGATTGGAGCATCTGCACGATGCCGTCAAACGCCCCGGCAGCCGTCTCATTCCCGGCAAATATGCCGCCCTGTCCGAACAGCATTTCTCGGAAACCGGACAGCGCACTTGCCACGCCTCCGTCCACAAACAGCCCGCTGATGAAGTTACCCACATTGGACAGTGCGCCTGTGAACTTGTCAAAGATGGCAAGCCCTTGTTCTCCGAATACCCCGCCGACGATTTCCCGTATATACTCCAGGTTGTCACCCAGCAGGCTGACGACCGCAATAATGCTGGATACCACGCCCACGACCGGGAGCGCCCCGGACAGTAGGGTTCCGAAGCCGCCTGCGATTGGCCCCCAAATACTGCTCAGTATCCCAAGACCCCCGCTCGCAGCACCACCGATTGCCTTTACCGCACCGGAGCCAGCGATTGCGCTGAATGCTCCGCCTGCCTTGCCCAGCAGGCCGCCCACGGCCATTCCGGCTTTGCTCCCCATGATGGCAGCTCCCGCCTTGCCCAGCAGGCCGCCCAAGCCGCCTTTTGCGGCCCCCAGCAGTCCGCCCGCCGCAGTTCCCGCTTTACCCAGCAGGCCACTCAGGAGGCCGCCGGTCTTTGTGTTCCCGATGGCCGTTCCTATTCCTCCGAGCCACTGGCCCACTGCACTGTTCGCCGCTGCATTTTTGATTACGCTTCCCGGCCCAACATAGCCGGAGAGAAGCCCCGGCGTCCCAGCCGCGGCAGAGAGCAGGCCCGCTGTCCCCTTAAAGCCGTTTCCGGCCAGCAGGCTTGACAGCGTAGCTCCCATGGTTGCCTTAAATCCGTTTCCAGATACCGCCCCCCCAAAGGCGGACGCAAAACCGGCTCCGGCGCTCCCGGTTTTTCTCCCGCCCATAAACAGGCTTTTGATGCCGCCGAACAGGCCGCCGCTCCGCTTTCCTCCGCCTGCGGCATTTCCGCCGAACAGCATACCGCCCACGCCGGAAAGCAGGCCCTCCGCCGCCGGTGCCAGCTTCATTCCCGCAAAGGTGGCCGCCAGTATCCCGATGATATGGGCCACCTGTTCGCCGTTGTTCAGCAGGTAATCCAGGCCCTTTTGGATGTAGGGCAGCGCCCAGTTCATCGCCGTGCCCAGCTTTTCCACACCGCGGCTCGCCAGTTTTCCCAGGCTCTCTGCGAGCTTGGTCAGCTCCGGCATATTCTCCCGTATGCCCCTGATGAACCCGATCATGGACAGTCCAAATTCCTTGTAGGCCGGGAGAAATGCGGTGCCGATGTCGTCCATCAGCGCAGACTTGGCGCTTCCCAGCATGGTTTCTATGGCCTCCGGCGTCGTCGCCTTGATGATGAACTCTTTTTCCATGCTCCCGCTCCAGACGCTTGCATCGGAAACCTCTTTCAGCATCCCTGTCAGGAGGCCCAGGTTTTGCGTGAGCTTGGCTCCGCCCTCAATGGCCCACTGTCCAAACAGGGCATTGAGCGTGGATAGCTTCTCAGCGTCCGGCAGGTTGTTCACTGCTTCAAACACTTTCAGCAGCGTTCCCGTGCCGTCTGTCTGCATTGACTTTGCGATTTGCGTCGCCGAAAACCCCAGTCGTTCAAATGCCGCTTCCTGGGCGGCTGTGGCCGTGCTGCCCTTTGTGATGTTGGTATAGATGCGCTTGATGCTGGTGCCCACCCGGTCAGTGCTTACGCCCATGGCCTGCATACTGGCCGCGATGGCCGCCGTCTCCTTAACATCCACGCCTGCCAGTTGGCCCATGGATGCCGCATCATTCACGCTTTGGGCGATCTCCGCCGCCGTAGTGGCGTAGTTGTTGCCCAGGTAGTTGATGACATCCGCAACCTCCATGACCTGCTCGTGGTTCATGTTGAACGCCTGTTCCCATTTCGCGCCCCAGTCGCCTGCCTGGTCTGCGGAAATGTCCATAGCCGTTCCCCACATGGCGATGTCTTTCAGGAAGTCCGTCTGTGTCAAGTCCTCAAAGGTTTTTCCCGATTGGCCTGCCGCCGCGGCGAGGCGTGTCAAATCCTCAAAGGTGTACGGTATCTGCGTACTCAGGTCTTTCAGCCGTTCTTCCAGGATGGCGTAATTTTCCGCATAGGTTCTCCCGTTCTCCGCCATCTTATTGCTTACTTTTCCGGTTGCGTCCGCCATGCCGTCCACGACCTTGACCACATCGGACATATAGTTTTCAAACTTTGCAGCTTCCTTGGTGCATCTTGCGATGGTTGCC